CTGGATTTAAACAGTAATAACAATAACGAACATATAGTGAGTTTACTAAACCATTAATTATAACAGTTAATGGATGACCCGAAGGATTAGTTCCAAAAAATTGAATCAAATCACCATTGAAATCGCACCAGCAAAATGCTGTATCTTCAGCAATACCTTGTATGATTAGAAGTTCTTCTTTAGTTCTACCAGCTGCCTTACAAATATTTTTAATGATATCAAAAGCTGCTAAAATTATAATAGAGCTCATTTGTTTGTCAAACTTAACATAATCTCCTGCTATAATACGATCACATCCGAAGTGGACAAGGTAATCCCTTATTTCACCCCATTGCTTAGACTGTGCAACAGTACCAGGACCAGATTCAAATAAAAATCTATTACCCTGTACTACTCTAATAACAGGTAGTAGGTGCTGTCTAACAACTACACTCCAATCCATGGGTGCACCTGTAAACACTCTCGTCTTTTTAAGAGCGATCTTTTTAAATGTAACAGGTTCATCTTTGAGGTGAGCACAAAAATTTGGAGCATATGCTGTACCAGATTTATACTTTCTAATACAATCATCAATTCTCTCTTGGATCTCTGGTGTGACTTCAACAGGATCTTGAAGATCAAACTGAGGATCTATTGGATTTAGAAAATACTGCTTACATTTTTTAAATGGATTACCAGCACTTGTATTGCGTTTCATTTTATCAACATATGCCACATTATTAGCACCATTAACAGCCGTAAACTGATCATAAACATGCAAGTTTTTCAAATCTGTATCAGTGAGACCATCAAGAATATCTTTAGTGAAAGCTTCTACACATATACCCAATATATCTTCGTTTATCTTAGACACGGGCTTAACCATATCCTTGAGTCCGATATACCATGGTTCCCAAGTTTTCATTACTGGTGGTCCAAATAAAGACTTATATCCTTTAGCAAATAATTTATCAGCAATCAGTGTCTTTTTAACTTTCGACGCAGATTTAGGCCTGAATCCTAAAAAAGATCCATATACATGTGCTGATCCATCGGGAATATATCTTACTGGACTTTTCTTATGTAAGTCACTCAATTTTCTTTCATAACCTGGAGCTTCCAAAACAGGAACACCAGCTTGAACCAATAAGATATCGTTGTTTTCTAAAAAATTATTTATCTCCTCAAAAGAAACGGGGATTGAAACTACACTGTTCAAACCACCTAAAGTATGAATTCCTAATATCATTGGACCATTTCCACTATTCATAACCATGATTGATCCACATGTACCATCAGTTGTAGGGTTATCAACAAAACCCATCCAGCTGACTTTTGG